TAAAAACACCATAGGATCACTAGGAGAGGTGAAGTTGTATTAGCATCTTCTAAACCAATCATAGTTTAGACTAAACCGAAGAACATGTGTCCTGTAGTTGCATATGAAATAGATGCTGCTACTAATCCGAGCATTGCTAACTGCCCATTGATTCTTTCTGCTACAACCTTCTGTCTTTCTGGTTGTCTGCGTGTTGTTTCTGTTGTTTTAGTTTTTGCCATTATACAAAGCCTGGAATGAGTTGACCTGTTGCTGTGTATGATATACACAATACGATGAATGCCATCATCGCTGCACGTCCTTGTGCTTTTAAGAAGATGTCGTTGTTGTTCATTAGAAAATGCCGGGGATGATATTTCCTGTTGTTGCGTAAGCACCGACTGCTGCTACGAAACCAAGCATTGCTGCCCAACCGTTAAATCTTTCTGCTTCTGGAGTCATGAGTTTGTACCTTTCTTGAATTGTGAATTGTGTGTTAATTTTCATTTAAAATAATCCGGGTGCTATCCAACCGAATAGTCCGTAATTAATTGTGCCGATTACTAGACCAAGCATCGCGAGGCGACCATTGACCTTTTCTGCGTATTTCCAATAGGGATGATTTGTGTCCATTAGAAAATACCGGGAATGATTTGACCTGTTGTTACGTATGCACCTAGTAGTGCTACGAATCCGATCATGGCCCAACGTCCATTTACTTTCTCAGCGTTCTGAGGATAACCATCGTATGAAATGGTTTCATCAACATAAGAGACTGTCTCTGTTGGATACATGTTTTGGCGACCCCCGCCTTCAGTAACTGTCGTCATTGAACTATATTAATTTATGTAACATAATTATATATAAAATATTAAATTTTGTCAAATATCTTTACATTCGGAGACCCGAACATAAGTAAATATACCTTATATGTCCTATTAAGTAAACTTATGTAACGTTACCAATCCTCATCCTCAACAAATGCATTTGGATTTTTCATATTATATTGATGACAATATCCATGAACATCTACTTCCATTTTATAATGAGCATGTGTATGGGAGAGCTCTATCAATATAAATGTACCTACGATCAGTAAATTAGAATAGGTAACAGGATGAGTGATGACTTCTAAAATTTTTTTCATAGAGATATTGTAACATAAAAAAAGACCTCTGCAATGAGAGGTCTTGGGTTTGTTCCGTTTTGCAGAGACCGCACGAAAGGTCTCATACTTATTTAGAAACTATATCTAGCTCCTAATTTTACACCGTATGCTGAATCAGCATTGTCTGCTGTTTGGAATGATACTTCGCCGTATGCACCAACTACATCAGTAAAAGCAACGTTACCACCTGCTTTAACAAGAAGATCTGTTGTAGAGTCACCATTATCAGGAGATGTGACGATAGGGCCACCTTGTACCCACCAATTAGCACCTTGATATCCGATTGCTAGGTCTGTTGCTGTGCTTGTGTAGTCAGATCCAGTAAAACTAGAATTTGTTTCAATATTAACATATGGGCCAGCAAACGCAGCACCTGCGAATAAGAAGGGAGAAGCAGCAAGAGCTGCGATTGATTTAATAGACATTGTTTTTATAGTTTTCTCGCAGAGTTTTCCCTGCGGATGATACCATCCCCGACAGAGGATAGTGTTTACATTCGCCACAGGGTTACGATCTTTCGAGTCCTTTGACTAGAACTGTCACATGTGACAGTTGATTTATTTATAATAACACTTTATCTAAACAGTGTCAATATATGACAACCACTTATCTGTCTGTCACTCTTGAGTGCTCCTTTCTGTCACACGACCAAGATATGGATCATAGTTCATATAATCTGCGATATCAATGTTGGCACCATTCTGTGTCCAAAAATTTACTTGTGCTTCATAATTTTGTTTATGATATACATCAACATGAACAGGATGAATACTTGAACCTAATTCAAATTTGTAAACTAAAAGAGGTATTG